ATTTGTTAATACATGCACCTCGCCATATGATGTTTGTATTTTCATTTTGTCCTCAAAATTTGGGCATTAAAAAACCGACCTCTTATTGGATCGGTTTCAAGCTTTAATAGCTGCGATAATTTCTGGAAGCCTCCAGAGTAGTATTGGTATGGAAAACAGCATCAAAAACGCCAGTATTGTTTGCCATAAACCATATTTTTCAATAGACACTTTCATAAGCTCCACCATTGGTTTAATATAGTCCATACAAGATGTTTTTCCTCTTTACTTCTCGGTTGAGTGGAAACAAAAAACCCCGGTGCCCTCACATCGGGGTTTTGCTTTTTCTGAATTGTATAAATTAAAAAGGCAGGTTTCATCCTGCGCTTTTTCCAAAAATAAAGCCCCCCCCGAAGTGAGCTTATGCCAATCCTAATTCTCGCCGGTTCTGCTTAAAGAACTTCACGAAAGCTTTTTTACCATCGGGGCTATAAAGATAATCACCGAGCTTTTCACGCTCATCCACAATCACGAAATTCGGATTTAGATTGACGTTTGGCGAGTTGGCTGTATTAGAACTTTGCGCCTGCTGCACTCGATCAAGTGTTTTATCGAGTTTAGCTGAAGTATTTGATGTAACTACTCGTTCGCCTTTATCTAGCAACCAAGTTCCTTCTCTTGGCACCGAATCAATACCAGAGTGAGCCATACCGGTTAAGTTGACTGACTTTATGCTTGCAGCCTGAGCAACCTGTAAAGCTGCCGCTGCTGCGCCGGCCGCAGGTGCAATATAAGGGCCAACATATGGCGTGCCAACAACAGCGTCAAAGGCTTTTGAGTACGCGGCTGGAATATTCAACATGGCCTGAGCAACAGCGAAAGCTTTCTGAGCTCCAAATAATACCGCATAGGTTCTAGAGTTCTCATCAACTAAAGCAGCAAATCCGCCCAACATACCATCCATATAGCTGGCTGTAGATTTAGATTGAAGTTCAAGCTTTGCATTTTGATAAGCCTCTTCATTCAATAAATCAAGCTCACGCATCTTTTGTAATACTTCAAACTGCTGTTCTAATGGATTTTCTCCATAGCCCATCACATCACGATAATCTTCAATAGCACTGTCGAGCTCATAAGATTCTTCGAGGTTTTGTTGAGATAGCGAGCCTTGAATTAACGCCTGTTTCATTGCTGGTGAGTATTCAGAAGTATTAAGAATTTCTTCTCGTACTAATGCGTAGTACTCGCGAGCATATTCGCCGGCAGTCATCCAGTTACGACTAGCTTCAAGCAGTTGCCTTTTATCGCTCAGTTCTTTTTGTTTCTGAGCTTCTTGGTATTCAGCAATATCTTTTTCATATGCGGCTTGTTGAAGGGTTAAATACTTTTGTCGAGCCGACTCATCACCGGCAAAAGCTTCATTAATTTCTTTAATAGCTTCTGAGTTTTCAAAAGCCATTCGCTCCTCTTCATTGAGGTATTGCCGATGTATTGATTTTTGACGTTCCAATATCTCAAGCCTTACTTGGGCGGCCTCTTCATTTGCTTCGCGAACAATTGCCACTTCTGCCTTAGCATCAGCTATTGCTTCGCTCTTGCCCTTATAACCTAAGACGGATATATGGACATGTCCACCAGTTGCCCTTTTTGACGGTTTGGTATATTCGTTAATCGCATTTATAGTAAAACCATATCTTTTTGCCAAGTCCTCCAACTGCTTAACCGCAGAACTAGCTTCTTTTGCGTTTTTAACCGTAAAGTCAAAGGCATTTCCTGTGGCGTGCTTACTATTTGTTCCCTTATGATAAAGGTCGTTAAATGCTGTAAATCGGATCAAGTTCGAACCTAAAGCTTCTTGAGCTATTTTTGCGAACTCAGCTGTAAAGTTCCGAACCTTGCCGCCCGCTATTGACTCTTTTGATTTAATTCTTAAACCACTTAGTGCAGAAGCTCCTACTAATTCACTCATTTTTTTCTGAGAAGCCAGCTGCTTTTCTTTTACTTCAGCAATTTTTTTCTCAGATTCTTCTCTCTGTTTATTAAGAGATTGAGTTTTAAAAGCTATTTCAAGCTGCCTTAATTCAAGACTGGTGAGCTGCTTAGTATAACCAATGCCAGATTTCTCTCGATAATCAGCTACATATTCAGCTTTCTCCCGACTCCAGCCAGCATTCACATTGTTTTCAATATTTTGAGAACGCAAAACCTGATTCTTCAAGTCTGTCAGAGCCTCACGCTGCTTCTGAGTGAGTGTTTGATATGCTTTTTGTTCCTCGGTAAGCAGGGTAATAGACCGATTAGTGGTTTGATTTAGTCCCTTTTTAGCAGAGTCTAGTGCGGTAACTACTTTTTGTTGAGCATCCATTGCATTTTTTGCACCAGTTGCTGCAACAGCATGTTTATCCATAACACTTTTATTCTCTTCTCCAACAGAACTTAATTTATTAATCCTATTGGCAAGAGTTTCTGCACTTATAGCATTCTGATCAAACTCACGGATCCAGCCCCGAACTGTCGTTTTTGTCTTTTCATCCTTGGCTACAACCTCAGCTATAGAGCTAGCATAGGCGCGAACCTGCTGCTGAGCCTTGGTATATGATTCTGTTAGATCTTTTAGCTCTACTGCTTCTTGATACTTAAAAGCACGTTGTTGAGCTTCAGTTAAATTATCGTACTCAACAACAAGCTCAGCTACCGACTTACCCTGTTTATCAAGAGAAGGTTTAACGCTATCACTTGAACTTTTCATGTAAGCGAACGCTGCACCAGCTGCAACACCTTGTGCTGCAAGCATCGCTAAACCAACAGGACCACCCAAGAAAGCCATCGCACCACGTAACGCAACCATTGCACCTGTGGTTGTAGATGCTGAGGCAGATAACCCAATTAATCCAGCACCAGCACGAACTGAAAAAGCAGCTAATTGCACTAAGTGTATACTTGTGGCAACTACTGTTGGCACCAATTTAACCGCAATAGCGGCAGTCAATGCTAATGTAACTGCCTTAATATCATTCATATTGTTTGATACTAATTGCACCACTGGAATAACATTATTTACTAGAGTTGCTTTAAGACCATCCCATTGCAAACTCAGCATTTGAACATTCTCTTTTGCTAATGCTAGATTTTCAATCATCTCATCAGACATAATTGCATTGGCGCGCTCAGCTGCTTCACCCCATTTCTTAAAGCCTTCTCCCCCATTTTCAAGCAAAGGAATCAGTAAAGAAGAATCAGAAATAATGGCCTCCATATAGAACTTCATATCATTCTGTGTAGCACCAACTTTCTGTAATGAATCATAGTAAAGCTGCAAAGCTTGTGGTCCGGACAGTTTCTGAAACTGTTGAATAGTCACACCCACAAGTGGAGCAATATTTTCAAAAAAATCCACCAAAGGGCCGCCACCAGACTGCTGATAATCTCCAATACGGTCCTGCATATCTTTCATCTTGTCAGCAAAGGATTCCATGCTAATACCAGCAGTTTCTGCACCTTTCGCATAGAATTGAAAATCACGCACCGAAGTGTTTGAGAGTTGGGAAAACTTTTTGATTTCATTCCCTGTGGTTATAATTTCACTCGCAAATGCTGTTACTCCTGCCACAGAAACACCAGCCATTACCGCCCCAAAACCCTTTGCTGCCAGACTAGCAATGTTGAGACCATCAGCGATAGCTTGTCCGGATCTCCGTGCATGTCGCTCAGCTTGAGACATAGGCTCAATAAAATTACCCACTTTTGCTACCAAATCCAATGTGAGCCGGCCTAGGCTTGATGTTGCCATAACTTTTCTCCATGCATTAAAAAACCACCCGAAGGTGGTTGTGAATGTGTTTGAGTACTTAACTGACTAGGTAGGCTATCCCTGCAAAAAATATTACTGACACTATAAGTACATAAATCAAAGTATATTTATTAGCGCTATCTAATTCCTGCTCAATTATATTTTCATTTGAATTTATAATAATTCCATCGACTTTAGACAGAATTTCTTTTGATTCTTGCAGGTATATTTTTTGCTCGCTTTTGATTAGATGTTGAAATTCAGATTGAAGATCAAATGGTAATTTAGCTATGAAAATATCTAATTGGTCTTGTGTTTCAGCAGCCGCTCTATGTACTGAAATCCCTTTTGAACTGGACAATTTAAGGGTTTCTTCTCGTTTTGCTTTAAGTATTTCCTTAATATTTTGTCTGTCGACAGGAAAAATAACTTTAACGCCGAATAGTGTATCATTAAGCATAATTATCTCACTTTAAATCCATAACACTATTAATTGCCAGCTTTACACCATAACTACCTGTGCCTTCTTCATCTTTCCAACCGCCATCTATGACCGCCGGCACTGTTTTATTTATTACTTTGCCTGCCAGTTTGCCTGCTTCACCTTTACTCAGATAGCCCACAAGCAAACCATTAATTTCAACCTTAACGGCATTTTTATCATACTGATTAAATGGCTCTGAGCTGACTTTCGCGTAGCACTCAAAAAACTTGGACTTATCTTCTTTAGGGCCGGCTATCTTTTTTAAGTTATTTTGATAGGACTGCTCACCTACTATGTTGTAAGCATATAAAGTCTTGTTTGGGGTTAGATTTATACTTGTTTCATTTGCTGCTCTTTTGGCTTTAAAGACAAACCAAATAATCACACCAATCACGATTGCTATTATTATTTCCACACCTTACCCCGAATATTAATTATTCAGGACAAGATACTAATTCCAGTACAAAAAAACCACTCCGGAGAGTGGTCTTGTTTTATTTACTTTGCGAAGACTTAGGGCCCTGATCGCTGGTAGAAGGCATTTTTCGCAGCACAAGTATCATTAATATAACACCCAATGCTGAGAAGGCTGCTGTAGCAACCCACGGGTAACCCCTATACAAAGCATAAACTGCTACCCCCAAAATTCCCAGCCCAATCAAAACACCAAATAATAAACCCAGGAAAAATAATGTTGAATTATTCTTCTGATTTTCAATATTCGCTGTATTAATTCTTGAATTTTCCACCATTTGATGACGAGCCACCTCATGGCTAATCTTTTGCTCATTTTCAACGATTTGCATCAAACGGCTTGCCAAGCCTTCTTGAATTTCTTCAAAGGCTTTAACAAGCTCAGGGGGTGGGTAAGGGGAATAGCTTTCGGCTTCTTCTAAAGCTACTGAAACCTCATTCCCATTTTTTGTTGCAACGCCACGTTTTGTTCTGTTGTGTTGTGACATGAATTAAGAAGCTTTAAATTAAATGGAGTTAAGTTCAGGATGAGTAGTACTCAGCTCAGCTGAAATTTGTTTAGTTCCAGATGTCATTCTCTTGCCTACTACCTCCCAATGTTTGGAAGCATTTCCCACAGGAATATGCTCTCTAATTACAACAGGCTCTACTGCTTTCACAGGAACACGAGGTGCTAATACAAAAGCAGCTATCATACCTTCTACAAAGTATTTCATGCGCTTATTCATTTGACCGCCCTTCTTCAGTTAGTTGTCATAAAACCGTAACAAAAGTTTTTGTGACAAAAATACCCTGATATCTTTTGATAAAAGGGTTTATGTAGGCAATATTATGCGCATGCGCATAAATCGTCAATACTCTTATGTTGACAAAATGTCAATATTGTTATGCCCACTCTCCGTCAAGTTATGACTAAGAAGCCTGTTGAGCGGTTTTCTTATTATTTAAAAGTTTAAAGAAACCAAGCTAACCTGATTTCTTTTATGTACCATCCCCAAACTGCATCAGAAATTGGTCCTCAAGGGATAGTTCAGGCTCTTGCTCTTCATGAGGCATAAAGACTCTGGCATCCTTAATCCTGTCCTTGGCTTCTAGTTTTCCATTTACATAGAAAGTGTAGAGATTGCCAATAGCTTGTTCTATGCGTCTACCAAAGAACAAAGAGCCATACTTTTGTCGGTAGGCTCTCCATTTTAGAATCTCTGGGTGACTTAATCGTTCTCTTGCTTCTGCAATTGTTCTTCCTCCAATTCCATTAAGGACGAGCTCGCAGTAGAACTCATCTTCGCTTTCGAGATCCAGTTCTTTCCCGCAAAGTCTAAAACCTCATCAGCTGCACTATACATAGCCTCAATGACTTCTGTAGAAACACTACCGGTATCTTCTATCTTTGGAAAAAACTTGGTTTTTTCATCTTCGTGAATGATTTGAAAAACTAGAGCCTTTTTAAGCTGATCCAGTGTTATCTCTTGCTTATTTTTTAACTTCCAAACGTCAGATGCATTTACCACACCGTCATGTGAAACAATTTTTACTAAAATTTCTCCGCTAAATTCCTCCCCATTCTTATCACGGAATTTAATTGTCTTCTCAACAAAAGTTCCAACACCAATTGCTGATTTGGTTGCTTCGAATGTTAATTTAGCCATTATGGAGTCACCGTGCGTGGAGTGGTTACAACCGCAGAAGTGCGGACCAAAGTAAATGTGTAATTTACCAATGTATCTTGCTCAATCGTTGGCGCGGCTGGATTTAGATAACCTTCAAATGACCACCAAATACGAGTTTCAGGTAGGTCAATATCAGAGCCATCCATCGTAGGGGGTGTTTTGGCATGACTAGAACCCACATACCATTGAATTTTCTCACCCGATTCAGCCAATTGGATAAGTTGCATGTGGCTGGCGTTTTCATCATCGAGATCAATTTGAACCGAGCCTTCGCCTGGATCACGCAACCCACGTTCATAATCTTTGGTGTCCGAATCTAAGCATGTTGAGTCAATTTTAGAGAATGAGTCCTCACCAAATGTAAAGGCTTTAGGACAAGTGAAGGCAACAATGGCACCACCAATAACGCCATAAAGTTGTGTACCTTGTGATTTAATACGTGCCATGAGTAGCTACTCCTCAATTTTAGGCATAAAAAAAGCCACCGGATGGTGGCGTTGGTTTTAATAAATTTGTTTATTCAAATAGACATGGCTGAATCTGTCGATCTACATTTGCAATCGCAGTGGTTAGGCAGTCACGCTGCTTTTTCCATGTCGATAATCCTTTTCCACATGCGCTCGCTATTTCTTTTTCACATTCAAGTTTTGCATTAAGTGCCTCGCGTTGCTGGATCAGAGCAAAATAATCCGTTTGTAGTAATGTGCGAGCTTCAAAGAATGCTTTTACTAAGGCTTTCTTAAAATCAATAACCTTTGGACTGTTACGCATTAAGGTCATTAAGAAATATGATTGCTGTTCATTTAAGACAGCATACCGGGTGTGGCGGCCCTGGTTTGAATTTCGGATTTCAAATCCAGAATTCACTAACCCACCATAGTCATAAGAACTTTCAAATTTCACTCGTCCAAATTCCTGAATATCTTGAAGATATGTTCGGACTATCTTGATCACACTGGCATGCTGGATACCTAGGCCTAATGCTATTTGTAAAGTGGTGGTGGTTGGCTCACCTTTTTGTACATCCACCAGTTTAATTACCGGATTGAATTTAGCATTCATAAGTAACTCCTTTTGAGTTGTTTGAGCCTGAATGCAGAATGCAAATACAAACATACAGGCATAAAAAAAGCCCAGCATTGCTGCAAGGCTTATTTTCTCAGTCGAAAATATGACTAATTGTCCAATTTTCCTGTTTTGAATAGCGAGATTGGTCAATAAAAAACCCCGCTTATAGCGAGGCTTGTTTTCGAGTTGGAAATATCCACTCTAGGTATAAAATACTATAAACGGCATTTAAAAGCACGTGAAGTACAGTATTTAAGGCTTGAAATCTATATCAACTGAAGCGCCTGTCACCTCGTACTGTTTGGGACTACCCATCACAGAAACGCTCTGCAGATCAATATAGACCTCGCGAATCGGCAAACTATTTTCCTGCTGCCACCGAGACACTTCAGCCTGAACTGCGGCTGCAATGCGCTGTTCTAGTTCCTGCTTCTTGGCTTCAATTTCATGAAGCATCTTTTGATATTCATTCATACATATCAGCCTTTTACTTTTCTTGAGTATATCACCGATCCAAAAACCAGTTCGCATCAAAGCCGCGACCAAAAATATTAGTGTCAGCAATACGTTCAAAGTGGTTCGAGTGAATACCAGTGACATAACAATGCGGCTCTAAAGCCTTTCGGATTGCAGCACGAATATCCGATGCTCTTTTCTGCTGAGTGTCGTAAACCACAATCTGGAATGACACATGATCAGTATTGGCCGGACAATCTAAATTATTCTGCGGATCGCCAGTGACTACCGACCAGACCGCATAAGGATAGGGTGTGCCGGATGGCGCAATATCTTCCCAGACTTTCAAAGGACTGGTGCCAAGCAGTGCTGTGACTTCAGGACTGACCTTAAGCGTTGGAACTACGGGTAAAATGTTCATAACTTGGCGAGTTCCTTATCGATTTCAGCATTAAAGTTGTGAGCAAAACTGCTCATAACTGCCAGAATGTTGTTTTGCAGTGCTGGGCGCATGAACGGAACCGGAGGATTGTGCACTGAGCCAAACTCTAAATGTCTCCAGTAAGTTGTATTTCCGCCTGATAAACCAGACAATGCCTCACGGTTGGAGTGAGCATTCATTGCTGCACCACCACGCACACCGACGCACATCACCACTTCATTCGGGTTTCGGGTTTTGCCGGCAGCAATCGCAATATTTTTCCAGATCTTTTCTGCGGTTTCTGGATCATCAATCGCTTTTGCATTAGCCCTTGCCGCATCACGAACAATTGCCATAGCTTTACGCATAGACCGGCGAGCAGCATTTTTGATTAAGCGAGCATTGCCGAGTCTTTTAAATTTTTCCTGGACTGGCTCAAGACCCTCGAGTTTAAATTCTACTGACATAAATGCCTCGCATTAAAAAACCCGCACTAGGCGGGCTGTTTTTCAAATATAAATTCTACTTCCATACGACGCATGGGCTGTTCGGGGTCTACTTTCTTAAAATCCAATATCTTTAGCGAATAGCCGCTTTGATTCTTTGGCAGCACTACATCGTCAACACCACCAATAGAAGTGTCTACGCCAATTTGCTGCCACTCCATAATCGCGACAGATGTAAACTTACTGCCTAATTCGGCATTCTGGATTTTGGCAACTTCTTCCGGTTTGAACCATCTTTCAAGTTCAACATTATTTTTTTCCATTTGCACCTCGCAAATCTTTGGAATAGTTATACCAAAATCGGCAGAATTAAGACACCAAAGACAACTCCAAGGTCATATAAATACGACCGTTTTCATTATCTGGCTTAGGTGGCGAAACGATCTGGAAGGTCTGACCATCAAATAAAACGCGCATACCCGAGTCAATATCATCACGTTTACGCAGTTTTAGCCGGGCTGTAGTTTCTGATCCGGCAGCCTTGGCATTGATAGAATCTTTAACAGATAGAAAATCCAACTTACCCCAAAGCTTCTTAAACTCAGTCCAATCTTCAGTTTCGTAGTTGTATTCATCATAGACCGTGGTTTTATGCTGAATCGTTACACGGTGGCATAGTTCGCCGGCACGTTGGGCCATGTCATACCCCCATATTCCGATAAGGCTGTATCAAGGCCCAATAACCCAGAGGCAATTCATTGACTGCCTGTTGGGTAGTGGCTTCTCGGTTGGCATATAGATGACCAACAAAAAGAAGCCGAGCGGTATCAAGAGTTTTGTTATCAATCAGGTCAGTTTCATTCTCTCGCTCAGCTTCGGTTGCGATAACTCTGCGGTCTAAATTTACCTGAACCTGTTCATTTGCAGCATCAATATATGCCTGAATCAAAGTATCTTCATCGTCGTGGTCTACGCGACAATGCAACTTAGCTTTTGCGAGATCAATCATTCTGGTTTCGCCTGTTTTACTGGTGTCTTAGTTGTTTTTGGCTTAACTTCACCAGCCTCAACCAACACACCCTTATCAATTAAATGCTGAACGTCAGCTTGTTTGGCTTCGCGCTTATCACCCGTCTGGTAATACTTATCACCAAAATGCTCGCGCTTAACAACATACTCAGTCATTGCTAACTCCCAAAAGCAGGGTTTTACCCCTGCTATATCAGATTAAGGTGCCGCAGGCGTAATATCACCATAGATGAACGCTTCAGGACGGTATACCGCCAACGCCAGACGCTCTTCAGCAAGAATGGTTACCAAGTTTTTAATGAAGTCGTCTTCGTTCTCAGTGGCCACTTCAACACGAGATAACCAGCGGTCAAAGATTTGAGCACCCATCGAGAAGGCACCGGTTAAGAATTTATTAGCGGCAATAGCTTGAGTCTCAACAACAGGCAGGCCCCATAGTGTAGGGTTTAAGGTCCCTTGCGGATTACCAATGATGTACTGACCTGATGTGTCTTTCAGAGTTTCAATTGCGGCCCAATCAATCGGGTTGAGCACATGGCCACTCGCAGGGTATTCAGCAAGAATTGCCTGAAGCATTGCAAAGCGCAGGGTGTCAATCTTGCTTTCAGCTGTAGATGAAACACCAGCCGGACGTGCATACGCAGTTGCCTGGGGGATAATACCCAGCAAGTTTTGACCGGTTCCGTCACCATTCAGGATTTGCTGCTCTTCTTTAAAGGCCAAGCCATAACGCAGGCGACCATCAATGTAAGATTGCAACTGAGACGCATCGTCAAGAATTTGGCGCGATGCCTTCATATAGTGAGCGATAACTTTTGCAGTCGTAGCCTTAAGATCAAATTTAATATCAGACTGAGGCTTAACATTACCTTCTGCCACCATGCCAGCATTGTTTACAAAGCCAGTTTCCTGAACATATTCGAGCGCATTTCCATCCATGCGTCCCGCCATTAACAGGTCACGAATAGTTAACTTGCGATCAGGTGGTGCGATAATGCCAGGGATGCGTGTGGTTTGAACTAAATCACCCGCAGAACCAGCAGCATCGGCTGTGGCTAGCGTAATAGTCGCCTTGACTTCCATATTGGCTTTGCCACGCTGACCGGCTGAACCAACCAGTGATTTAAACTGATCAGACTCAACAAATTGACGGCCCAGTGATTTAACTTCATCACCTCCTTCGTGTTGTCGACGGGCAGCCTTTTGTTCGACTTCATCCACACGGCTTTTAAGCTCATTCAGCTTGATAATCGCTTCGTCTGCCGCCTGTTTAGCACCTTCCGCAATTTTGTCACCATGTTCGCGCTTGCCTTTGAAGTCTTCGGCAATACCTTTAACTTCATCGACTTGTTTTTTAAACTCTTGAGCGAGTTGTTCTAAATTTTGATCAGTCATTTTGACTTCCTCTTAAAATACTTAATGCACTTGAAATAGATTTCGCTTGGAATTTTTCATCTTCAGACTCGCTCAAAAGATGGCGCAAACCTTTGCCAGCGATTGCAGTGGCTTGCGATTTTGAAAAGCCTGACTCTCTCAGGAACTTTTCGAATTCAGGTAGAGTTGGCAGTTCGCCTTCTTCCAATTTGGATTTCACAGAGGTAATAAGGCTTTGCTCATTGGCTGGTGTGGTAACAATAGAAATTTCACCAAGATCCAGCTCGATCAGTTCACGTATATCTGTAGTTTCGTTATAGCTAGACTTAATGGTGCGATAGCCAATACTCAGCCCATCAATAGCGCCAGCTTTTAGAAGTGCGTGGGTAGACTTGGCTTTAGGTACATCACCAACTAGCAATTTGCCTTCGACATAAAGGCCTTTTTCGTCTTCGACCAGTTTGGTATAAACCCCGATTGGCTCATTGGTACTGTGGTTCCAGAGCACTGGCGGGAATTTCCCTTTTTCAGTCCATTTAGCCAGCGTATTCTTGAAAGCACCCGGCAAAATAATGTCGTTGTACCAGTCCAGATTCCCAAAAACTGCACCATAGCCCGAAAAAAAACCGTCCTCTTGGACGGCTTTAATATCTAAATTAAAACTTTTTCTATTCATTTTTTTCACCTTTTTCGGTGCCTAGTGGAACCATTTGCATCTGAACCATTAATTTATCTGCGGTTGGATCATCAGCTCTTGGCATATCCTCAAGTTCTCGCACCTCATTACGGGTAAACAGACCGTTTTGAGTCATCTTGACGTAGAAATCTGCTCTGGCTGTATTGTTTGCACGTAGCAGCCCGTCAACCGAGAATTTTGGCCGATACTTGTATTTGTCTTGAGGCAATAACAACTTTCGCGCAATAGTTTGTTCATAACGCACCAGCTGAGGATTAAGAGAGTAAGTTAAGAAGCCTTGATTAGTCTGCTCAAGGCTTGATGCCCATGAGCTGGCTTTGTTTGTGTGTCCGATCAATTGCGGTGGAACACCAAAGGCCCGGCAAATTTCCTCAATACCAAAGTAACGACTCTCCAAAAGTTGAGCATCTACCGGGTTAATACGGATACTTGAAGCGCTTGACACTTTCATGCCTGCTTCAAGAATCATATATTTTCCAGCATTTTCAGGGAGACTAAAGCTGGCAAGCCCCTTGCGCATTTTTGCGCGCTGATCATCAGTTAATGTTTTCTCACCCGTTTCGAGAAATCCACCAACCTTTAAGCCATTTTTAAACCAATCTTGCGCCTGGTTATTGGCATCAAACTGCATACCAATCGTTTGAGCAAAAAACTGAATTGCAGATAACCCAACATATCCATCCAGAGTAAATCCTTTGAAATGAAGTATTTCATCTTCCCGATAGATCTTCACTTTGCCATTTTCGGTGTAGTGATATTCCAGTGCACCCTCTTTAGTGCGCTTTACAACCATGTCACTAGGGAAAAGTGGCTCTAAAGAAATAATGCTTTTATTTGAACGTCGGGAAATATAACTGTATGCATTTCCCCATAGGTCCAGACAAGCCGATTGAATTTGCCAGAACTCACTTGCACACATATCCGCATTAGGTGAATCATGCAAAATCCGGTACAGTTCATGCTCTTTGGCAATCTGCTTGTTCGAATCATAAAGATGAAGCGGTAAGGTTGAAATAGTTTCAGCACGTAATTTTACACACGCCCAGACCGCCGAAAGCTTCAAGGCTGTTTCAGGATTTACCACTGCTCCACCAGCAGACATATAACTGTCAGTTGGATACGAGGTATCTCCCTTTTTTAATTGAGTTCTTCCAGTCAATCGTGACCAGAAGCGAGACCAAAATCCCGTATCTTGTAAGTCGCTCATGCTATCACGATGTCCTCTAAGTATCCGTCAATGTCATAGTTCTTGGGCTCAGGATTCATGCTCATCAAAGCCACTGCGTTAAATGTAGCAATCAATGGATCAATCTTAGCTGTGCCAGATTCCTGCTTACTGATCATCATGCCATTACCCTTCATTACTACCCGGGCATTACCTACACACCACGTCATAAGCTGGGAGCCAGTATGGTAAAGACTACCTTCAGCTAACTTGCGCTCTGTAGTTTGAATATATCCCGCTAGTTTGTAGCCCTGGGCAACTGCAATCATTTGTTCTTGCGGAATTCCCACTGCAAGCAACCCATCAAGCAGGCCACCTAATCCCAAGGGGTCAAGGCCGATCTTATCGAGCTTGCCTGAATCGAAAACTTTCTTAGCAATCTTGGCCAGCTGCTCAATATCAGGTCCGACACGTTCAACAATAGTTAATGTGTTTTCTGCCGCAAAGTCTTTGTACTTTGGTGCATTCTCTTTTCTGCGTTCCAATGCAATTTCTTGACACCACGCATGGTTCCAAAGCCACCACTTACGGCTTTTCGCATGTCGGCCCAGAACTGCAAACCCAAGCAAGTCATCCAGACCACCACCATCAATGCCCATCGTGATTACATCAGATTGGTCTATCAGTTTCTCGATAGTGAACTTCTTGGCTTGTGGCAGCCAAAACTCAGCACCGGCCCAGCGGTTAGCGCGTAAGTTCATGCCGATTTCGACATTTAAGTGCTTGGCCAGAAAGTCTCTTAGTGATTCTTCACCTGCATCCCTAACCTTCTCAAATTCATTAATCAGATAATCCACATCAACCGATGCGCCTAGATTCGGGTTGGTGATGTAGAAGTTTTCAGGTTTTAAGTGTTCGCCTGCTTCCAGCATCCACTTGGGAAATTCATAAATCAGTGGCAAGAATTGCGGATTAACTTTGATGCCGTCTCGTATATCACGAGCATAGTCCAGAAGCTGCTTAAACACGCCACATGGCACTTCATCTGACATCGTAGACAGATAAATCACACAACCTTCGGGACGTGATGCCAGACCACCTTTTGCCTCACGAAACATTGATTCAGCATTGGCACGTTTACCAAAGAGCCAGACCTCATCAATCAGAATAATTGAAGCCTTTTTACCAGCAGCCGCATTACTTTCTGCAGCAATAACTTTTAGTGTTGCACCAGTGCCTAAATGAGTCACTGTCTTTGTGTGCTCAGAGATATTGATCATCTCCGACAGTTCTTCATCGGCTCGAATAAAGTCCCGGATCGGATTAAATGAGTTGTCCGCTACTTCTTTTGTTGGCGCGATAATAATTAATTCTGCTGACTTCCGGTCATTCAGAATCAATGCGGTCATCATGATTCCGGCTGCAATCGTAGACTTAGTGTTTTTCTTTGAAATCAGTAAGAAGAATTCACGAATCAGTCTGCGTTTTGTCTCAGGATTGTATGAGCCAAAAATTGCTGCAACGAACTCAAGCACCCAAGGCAATGTAACTTCGCCCATTTTTGGGCTATCCATCACATCAACCAGGATTAATTCATTAAATATTCTTAGCGCAATGTCTGCCACATCAGGAAATAGCGGCTTGCACGGCATGAGAGATTGTTTGGCAACAATACGTTCCTCCCAGTCCGGGCACGCTGTTGTCCAGTCTGGGAGCATTACTGACATAGATTACCTATTAAGGTTGGATGACAAGTTGCGAACCCTTGCTTGTGAAATTCAACACAATGTGTGAGTTTTATTACGGTACTCAGCTCAAACCTGATAGCTCATGCGCATTCACCTCGCCTTGCTAGCCACTGTGCATACTTGCCGTATCGCCTACGGATTCATCCAAAACTGGTGCATTAAAAAACCGCCTCAGTGGGCGGTGTTATTTACTCATCTTTTATGAATTGTCTGGTCCAGTTCAGTGTTTCCATTGCTTCTGTATGAACAAGCTTGCTTTCACGCAAAGTGTAATATCGCGCCTCTAGTTCTTTTAAAAAATCATCTTTAAATCCTGGATTATGTTTTTCCAGAGCATTTGCAAAGCTTGCTGAAAGTGCTGCGATTGCTAAATTAGTCTGATTTAATGGATTCTCTTCTGACATCATAAATTCCTAAGGTTAAAAATCATTTATGACTAATTACCAGATTAATAGCAATACCTTTTAATCTTAACTCGGTTTCATCTGTGAACCCAATGTTCCAAACTTACCACCTTGAGTGGCATTTTTAGCATTCTCTTCTTTGGCCTGTTTCTTACCAGTTTCGCCAAGACGTTGATGTTTGTATGGGAGTGCGGCTCGTGCTGCTGCAATCCGGTCTTTTACTTCGAGTCCGTTTGTATTCCAAACAGTCTGTAAAAACTCCAATGGGTCAGAAGTTTCGGGAATATTAATTTCACCCTCGCCAACCTCGCCAGCAAGTGCCTGCATAACATCTGGATCATTCATTAATCGTGAACCTTGCACTTGGGCTGTGTGTTCGCTGTAACCCGCCTGTATTGCTGCGTCTGTTTGATTTTTACCTTGTTGAATTGCTTCCACGAAGGCAAGTTTTCGATCTGTAAGTGCCATAACATGAAACCTCACCATAACAAGGCGTTAAAACCGGAAATTTTTTTATAAATGGGATGGGCGGTGGTGTCCGTTACCAACTGATTTTGAAGGATTTTACTCCCCCCTTACCCTGCGAGAACATCTTGGTAAAGCTTGTAAAACTTTTCCTTTGGAAGAACCTCAAGGAATCCGTCTTTATTTTTAAACACAACATCACACAAACCCGCATCTTCTAAATAGCTTTCAGTCTCCACCCGAATCTGACTACCACCAATTAGAATTTTATTCTCTTGATGCATCTTCTTGAACCAACTCGGCAGTGCTGCCCAGTTCTCTTTTGCAAACTTTAACAACCATTCAACTTCACAAGCATCAACAGTGTGTTCAATCGTCCGGCATCTCATATCCGACTCTCCTTACTCGTCTTCTTCTTATGACACTCAACACACAGCGACTGAAGGTTCGCCTCATCATCAGTGCCGCCTTGCGCCACATTAACGATATGATCCAACTCAAGCTCATGCGTCACACGACCACACGAACAGCATGTCCAACCATCACGTAAATGAATCTTCTGCTTGAGTCTGCGCCATGGTCTACCACCACGACCACTGCCCCAATTCTTTTTTGGTTCACTTTGTTTGACTGTCTGTAGTCTCGGCTTGAGCTGTTGTAGTTTCATACTCACCCATCCAAATAACCTGATGACTTCGGCTCATCTTCATCTTCAAGCCGCATTAACAACTCATTGATCTGAGCGTTCTGTTCATTGTTGATCTGAATGAGCTGATTGTTTTGCTGAATCAACTGATTGTTCTGCTCCAGAATCTTTAGCAGCAAGTCGTTGCAACAGCACTTTGGTTCGTCTTTTGGCTTCATCTACTTGCTTCCTGATCCATTCGCGTCGAGCCTCACAGCCTTTGCATGACATATTTGCCTCATTAAAAAAACCTCCCGAAGGAGGTCTTGTAAATCTTAAGCTTTAAGCAAAATAAGTGCTTAGGCCGATTCTTCTCAAAAAGCCTTCTTGGCTTTCATGATGAGGGAAGTTAAATGTTAGTTTGTCATTTTCAGAGAAGTAAACAACCACATATTTTCCATCCTTATCCACATAAATTTTTGTGATTTTATCTGTATTCAGAACATAATCATCAATTTTAATTAACATCTCACACCCCAATATTCTTTATTTTTGAACAACGAGAATATTCAAGTATTTAGGTTGCGTCAATTATAATAATATCTCTTCAAATCAGTTGGCAAAAAGAGCGCTCACGCACTCTCACATTTCCCACACTTCCTACATTCCTTCACCCTGAACACATCATTCTCGAACTCCCATGCGTGGAGGCAGAATATCTGGCGTATGTATCGGAGCATTCCTTTCTCCTTAATTATCGTACGATAATGTTTTCAAACACTTAGCTTAGCCATCCCAATCCTCACGCTTCATTGTGTCTTCCTCATTGGCGTATTATTTTTGATGTGAATTTAAACAAAGGAAACGTAGCGAAAGCCCTTAAAACTTCTTCTTATCTTCAGCAGTTAAGGGCTGATAAGTCATATAGGCTTCAACCTGATTTAATCGAATTACATCACCCAGATCAGGCCGGTCCACGGTTAAAGTAAAGTATTTATCTTCACTATCGCATATATCCCAAATCGCAGGGAGATAATCAATTGATTCATCATCTACCTTGATTGCTAGAGTACATAATTGATTGGGTTTAGTTGGTGCATGTTGATTTGAAAGCCAGGCCATTTTTTCACTCCGCAGAAACGAAAAAAGCCCACTAAAATAGTGAGCTCTTTAAATACTTAGTGGATTACCATAACTTCGTCCACTATAACAGAATATACGTGTTTCTCATTTAAATGACAAGCCTTTTGTCATGGCCCGCCAAATACCAGCGACCACCCGATATCATATTATTAATTGAACTCCGGCTTAACTTAAATTCAGCATCCATCTGGTCTAGCGTTAAGCCACGTACCTGCTTCTGGATATAAAGCTCAATAGCAGCCTTAGCCGACTTGCAAATTCGATTGCTTAGCCTGATATCTCGAATCAGTTTATGCACCTCTGCAAATTCAAGCTCATTCATTTGCAGAACTATTGTTTTGTTATTTCTGGCAGGCTTCCCACTGTTTTCCTGAACCAGCCAATAAATCTGATTAATTCCCAGATCATCCGGTTCATGACCACCACGCATTCGGTTAATTGAGATGAATGCACCATACTGACTTAGCCAGCCATCAATTGTATATTTCGCCCAATCCATTACTTGTGTTTTCACTGCCGCATTCATCCCGTTCCCCTCATACCTTCAACTTTTCAATTGCTGACCTGATCCACTCAATTACCAAGCCTTTCCTGACCTGCTCGGTTGTACCCCGAATGACAATCCAACCCATGACTGCTGCCGTACTGTATTTCTCGCAGTCAGATGAATAGCCCTCACCGCGCGTATGACGACCATTGCTATACACACCACCTTCCACTTCAACCAAAATCGGATACCCATCAATCCTGAAATCTGCTTTCCATCTGCGCTCAGGGTGAAATCTAAACTCCTTGGTGTACTCGATCTTGTATATATCCAGATGAGAGCTAAGCAGCTTCTCACCTGGACTTACCGACTTGCGTGGCTTAGGTCTTATTGCAGACCGAGCCACTGATTTTGATTGCACTTGCCAGCCTCTAGGTGTCTTCATTAGCACCTCGCCACATCATCACAACAAATGCCGATGTCAAAAAGAGCATCACAAACCCAAGTAGATTTGTTTTAAACTCCGCAAAAAGAATGACGTTGCAGATTAGAAGCACTGCGGTTTCTTGTTGGAATCTAGTCATGCTCACCTCGCAATGTCACAACCCTTTCGTAGGAGCGGTTTAGATTCTCCTCTACCGAAATTCCTTGCTGAAATCCAATTTCTAAAATTTTAATTTGATATGAAAAATCAAAATAACCTTTGCTGAAAAATCCCTTAACCAATTCAAGCACAGCAACCAGATGGTGTTTTGTGTCAGAGTTGTAGAGTGCTTCTACTTTTTTGAAATCACTTAAAAATTTAAAATGCTGCTTATCAGCTTCTCGAAAGCCCACGCCGATATTTAGCCACTCCCTTGTCACAAGATCAGGGCACCACTGCACAATTTGCCAAGTTCCTTTAATCATGCTCACCTCGCAGAGCTTTTTCTTTCTTAGCTAAATAAGAAATTGCTTTCCGAACCTTGATGCTAAGTTCCTCGCGCTTCCAGGAACTAATAACAGAAGCTCTCATTCGACTTAATGCATAGACTGCTTTTAATTGGCTCTGCAACTCACCCACTCTCCCCAACAGCACTGCATTCTCTTTCCGGCAGCATTCGAGCTGGGCTTTTAGGACGTTGATGATGGCTTGTTGTTCTTGCATGAACTGAAAAGCTCTATACGGAACATCAAACACGCCTTTCTCTTGCAGTTCTTTGTAATTTAATTCTCTCATCACCCTTCCCCCACTTCCGTTTGACCACAGTTCAAACAATTCCGCGCTGGTCCGTCTGCTGCTGCATCATGCCAAACATGGCTGCACTTAAGGCGCTCGGCTTCGAGAATGGCAGTTGGTGTGCTCTTGTAGCATTCCGCTTCAATCAACTTGTTCTGATACCACTGAGCCTTTCTCAAGTCCTCTAAACCATTCTTGTGCTTATAATGCC